GAAGTCTATAAAGAAAAAGATAACAAAGAATTAGAAGAAGCAAATGCTACTATTGAAACTTTGAAATCAGAATTAAACGAAGTTAACCTGTTAAATGCTAAATTGTTATATACTAATAAAATCTTTAAAGCTAAAAGCTTAACTGAAAGCGAAAAAGTAAAAGTATTAGGTGCATTTGATAAAGCAACTACAGTAAAAGAAACTAAATTGGTATTTGAAACTTTGAACGAAGGATTAAAAACTAAAAAATCACCAATTAAAGAATCTTTAGGTTCCGCTTCAAAAGCAACAGGCAACTTTAAAACTAAAAACCCAATTATAAAAACTGACCCTATGGTGGCGAGGTTCCAAAAATTGGCAGGTTTAAAATAAATTTAAAAACAATTAAAAATTAATAAAATGAGTCAATTAAATTCTCTATTAGAAAGCTCTGCAAAAGGTTGGAAAAACATGCAGAGTGACGCAGCTAGACTAGCGTCAAAGTGGGAAAAAACAGGACTTTTAGAAGGAATGGACAGTGAGATTCACAAGAATAACATGTCATTAATTCTAGAAAACCAAGCTAAACAATTAGTTGTTGAGCAATCACAAACTGACCAAGGTGGTTTTGCTGCCAATGGTGGTGCAGGTGCTCAATGGGCTGGTGTAGCTTTACCAATGGTAAGAAAAGTATTTGGACAAATAGCTTCAAAAGAGTTTGTTTCTGTTCAACCAATGAACTTACCATCAGGTCTTGTATTTTTCCTAGATTTCCAATACGGTCAAGAAAAGCAAGCGGATTTCGGTCCTGCTGGTGATGTATATACAAGCCCAGCTTCTATGTACGGTGACACAAACCCAGCAAATGGAGCAGATCCATCTGATGGTTTATATGGTGCTGGTAGATTTGCATATTCAATTAACCAATTCTCAGCTTCATCTACTGCTACAGTAACTGATACTTCATGGGAATCTGTACATTATAGTGCTGAATTATCAGCTTCTATTTCAGCTACAGGTGTTTATGAAACTGTATCTTTCCCAGCAGGTGATTTACTAAGACCAGATAAGAAAGGTGTTAGAGCTTTTGTTATTTCAGGATCAGAAGCGGAAACATATCCACAATACACAGAATATGATGCAGGTGCAGATTTAATTTATATGGTACTTGATAATGGTGCTATAGCAGATGGTGCAACTATTGATGTATTATATAATCAACAACCAACTTCTGATTACAGAGGTGATTTTGAAGATGCTGCAGATGCAGGTTATCCAAATGAACAATCAGAAACAACATTAGCAATCCCATCTATCGATGTGAAAATGAAATCTGAAGCAATTGTTGCTAAAACTAGAAAGTTAAAAGCACAATGGACTCCAGAATTCGCTCAAGATTTAAATGCTTACCAAGCACTAGATGCAGAAGCAGAATTAACTTCTATTATGAGTGAATACATTTCAATGGAAATCGATTTAGAAATTCTTGATATGTTAATCCAAGACGCATCAGCTGCTGATGAGTACTGGACAGCAGAACCTAACAAACAATTAAATGCTGGTAAAACAGCTTATGATACGTTAAATTTCTTCAATACTCAAGGACAATGGTTCCAAACTTTAGGAACTAAAATGCAAAAAGTATCTAACAAAATTCACCAAAAGACTCTTAGAGGTGGTGCTAATTTCTGTGTGATATCTCCTTCAGTTGCTACTATCATTGAATCAATCCCAGGATTTGCTTCAAATAGTGATGGTGATGCTTCAAAAGGTAAATTTGCATTCGGTATTCAGAAAATGGGACAAATGAACAGCAGATATGATGTTTATAAAAACCCATATATGACTGAAGGTACAATCCTTATGGGATATAGAGGTAACCAGTTCCTAGAAACAGGTGCTGTATTTGCTCCTTACATTCCATTGATTATGACTCCACTAGTATATGATCCAGACACTTTCACACCAAGAAAAGGTCTATTAACGAGATATGCTAAGAAGATGATCAGACCAGAATTTTACGGAAGAGTATTTGTTAGCGGATTAAACGCTGTATAATAAAATACAAACATAAATTCTAAAAATTAGACCTGGCTTTTTAGTCAGGTCTTTTTTTATCTTAATTATTTTTTCTCATATTTATAACCAAAACCATGGCTGATTTCACCCTTTTAATTAAAGAAAGAGTATTACTTGAAGGTACCGAGAGAGGTACTGACTATAATTTATCAATAAAAGATGTTGAGAATATAGATAATCGTATAGTGACAGTTCCTTCTGGAAGTGTAACCACAATATTCAAATACGATGAATTACCTGGAGCAGGCACATTCAGAACTGGAAGTTTTAAATATGGAAGAATATCAAATTATTCAACAACAGTTCCATTAAATTTAAAAGTTTCATCTTCATCAGAATTACTAAACTTCTCAGTAGCAGCTGGAGGTACTTTTATGCTTTCAACTAGTGAAATGACAGGGAGTATCACTAATACTTTTACATACGATAATATAATGTCAGTATCAGTAGAACCATATAGTGGTAGTGCTAAAGTGGAGTATTTTATAGCAACTACTTAATTTAAAATATTATGAATATACCTATTTGGACAGGAACATCCACTTTTGCAGCAGGTCAAACTCCATTTGGTTTTTATGATCATCAATTATCATTTAAAGCAGATGCCGATAAAGTAGCAGATTTTTGTGCTAGAAGACTAGGTTATCCCCTAGCAGATGTAGAATTACAATCTGGATCTTTTTATACTGCTTTTGAAGAAGCAATTACTATATATGGAAACGAATTATACGCTTACAAAGTAAGAGAAAATTATTTATCCTTACAAGGAGCAACATCCATAACAGAAACAAATGGACAAATCATATCCCCAACTTTAGCCAATATAGTTAACATATCAGAACAATATGGTGAAGAAGCAGGAGTAGGTGGAGATGTAACCTGGTATTCAGGTTCATTATCTCTAACAAACGGAAAACAGACTTATGATATGAATGCTTGGGCTGCAGCTAGTGCTAGCTTAGAAGCAAATGATTCAATAGAAATTAAAAGAGTATTCTATGAAGCACCCCCAGCAATAACAAGATATTTTGATCCTTACGCGGGTACAGGAACAGGAATGATAGATTTAATGGATTCATTTGGTTGGGGTAGTTACTCACCTGCAATTAACTTCTTAATGATGCCTATTAACTATGATATGCAAGTAATGCAAGCCATAGAATTTAATGATACTATCAGAAGATCAAACTATTCATTTGAATTAGTAAATAATAATTTAAAAGTATTCCCAATTCCTCAAAGTAAAGGACACTTATGGTTTGAATATATTAAAAAATCAGAAAGAGCTAACCCATATAGTAATGGTACTAATAAAATAACAAATGTATCTGAAGTACCATTTGAAAATCCAAATTATGATATCATTAATTCAATAGGCAGACAATGGATTTTTGAAATGACATTAGCAATATCTAAAGAAATTTTAGGATATGTTAGAGGTAAATACTCAACAATCCCAATTCCAGACTCAGATGTTACTCTAAATCAACAAGACTTATTATCATCAGCTACAGCTGATAGAAATGCTTTAATAGAAAGATTAAGAGCATATTTTGATGAAACATCAAGAGATAAATTATTAGAAAGAAGATCACAAGAAGGTGATTACTTAGAAAAAGAACTTAACAAGGTACCTTATACCATTTTTATAGGATAATATGGCTTTATACGGTGGAAAAAGAGATATAAGCTTATTTAGGCATGTAAATAGGGAATTGATGGGTAACATTATATCTCAAGAGTGTGTTTACTATAAATTTAAATTAGATGAAACTAAGGTTAATCTTTATGGTGAATCTGCAGGTTCAAAATATTATTATAGGGGTGTTATATTAAGTTGTTTAATATCACATGAACCGCAATCATACCCTGATGATGAACTTGGTGTACAATATTATAGAAATGTTGATTTCAAGTTTTTACGCGATGATTTATTGCAAAGAAATTTAGATTTTAATAAAGATTTTGACCAAGGAGATTATTTTGGAGCTGACTTAGTTCCTCAAGTAGGAGACATAATAATGTATTATGGAGGATATTATGAAGTAGATGATGTTGTAGGTAACCAATATTTTATGGGTAAAGATCCTGAATATAATTATGCTGAAAACCCAATAAATCCAGGATTAGAAAATTTTGGTAGTGATTTATCAATTATATGCAAAACTCATTACACACCAGTAGACAAGGTACAAATAGAGAAAGGAAGAATTAATGGCTAAAAACTATAGAAAACCAGTACCTAAATCCCAAAAAGAAATATCTAAGGATTTACAAACACCATCTTCATCTGAATATGGTAATCCTAATGATGCTGCTGAAGGAGGACAATTTAATCCAAATAATCAAGCAAATATTCCTTTTAATAGGTCTACTAAGATGTCCTTTAAAGGAGATACAGTTAAACCATTTTCAATAGGAATACAAGATATAGATGAGTCTATAATGTATTATTTCCAAAATGTTATCCAGCCATCAGTAGTTCAAAATGGAGAACGTATACCAGTTCCTATTATATATGGTTCACCTGAAAGGTGGAAATCAGTACAAAAAGATGGATACTATAGAGATAAAAAAGGAGCTATAATGAATCCTATTATAATGTTCAAAAGGAATTCAATTGAAAAAAATAGAACATTATCAAGAAAATTAGATGCTAATAGTCCTAATTTATATACTTCATGGCAGAAAGCATACAATGATAAAAATTTTTATAGTAATTTTAATTTACTTAATAATAGAGTACCAACAAAACAATTTATAACAAATGTTATACCAGACTGGGTTAATTTAACTTATACTTGCATAGTTCAAACTTATTATGTAGAACAACTAAATAAAATAATAGAGGCAATAAATTACGCTTCTGATTCATATTGGGGTAATCCTGAACGTTTTAAGTTTAGAGCTCGAATAGATAATTTTACTACAGTTACAGAATTACAACAAAGTCAAGAAAGATTAGTAAGAGGTACATTTGATATAAAAATGTATGGTTATATAATTCCTGAAGTAATACAAAAGGATATGGAAGCTGTAAAGAAATATAATGAAAAATCAAAGATTGTATTTCAAATGGAGACAGATTCTAGAGATGAAAGATACGAAGCAGACCCAACATCAGCACCAGATGGTAGAACTAGAAACAACCCAGCAGGTAGAGTAAGTTTAGGAACTTCCCCTGTTAGTTTTCCAAATGATCCAACACCACCTTTATATACTTCTTTAAGTGATTTACCAACATCAGATCCTTTAGTAGCAGGTGTAATATGGAATAATGGAGGGGTACCAACTATATCAAATGGTTAATATTTATAATTATAAAAAAAACTAAATGGCACAACAAGTAAGATTTGTAGACAGTAATATAAGTGTTAACTCTGGGGGTGGAACTGGAGGCGATTCAGTCTTATCCTCTAGTTATGCTTCAACCTCTTCATACTCACAGTATGCTGTATCAGCATCTTATGCTTTATCAGCTTCACATGAAATAGTAAAAGAAGTATCATCTTCATATGCTGATACTGCTTCTTATGCTATTACAGCTTCATATGCTTTAAATGGAGGAGCAGGTGGGGGAAGTGGAATATTTAACCAAACTGGTTCTTACTATGCTACTACAAATAACTTACAAATTTCAGGTTCACTTAAAGTAAGTGGATCAACTACTATATCACTCGCATCCGGTTCAGCATTTTCAGTTATAGAAGAAGACGCAGAAGCTGCCTATACAAATCGTTTAGATTTTGCATATGATCAACAAGATCCAACACTAACAATTACAGCTAGAAGTGCTACAAGTCTATTACATTTAAAAACTGGAGGAGCTAGTACAGGAACAACATATAATTCACAAGGTGAAATCACAAGAAATTCAGGGGGGACTGATTATGGTGTTACTATAGGAACCAGCTTTAGCCCCAAGGTTGGTAATCAAATGGATTTAGGATTTTATAATAGAAGATGGAAAAATCTTTATATTAATACTGGAGATAAAATAGGTTTTGGTGTAAATACTACCCCTGATATAGATTTAGTATCTTTAAGACATACAGCTGGTACAAATGAATTAGTAATATCAGGTTCATCAGATGTAACCTTAGATGTAAAAGGTAATATAATATCAACGGGTTCATTACAAATATCAGGCTCAGTAGATATAGCTATCCCCTCAGGTTCAGCATTTACTATAACTGAAACAGATAAAAGTGACCCAAATGATAATAGATTAGATTTTTTCTTTGATGATGGTGACCCAACATTATTAATAGAAAGCAGAGTTTCATCTTCAAAAATTATATTATCTAGAAATGATGGAGACTCTGGCAATGTTATATTTCAAAGTGATGGTCAAGTATTTACTAGTGGTCCTTATCCTGACTACACAGGAAGTATTAAATTTGTTGGACATGGAATACTCCCAGTATCAGCAGGTATAACCTCAGCACCTTTTATAGGTTCTAACTCTAGACCTTTCTATAAATATTATATGGCTCAAATAGGGGGTCAATTTATATCAGATGGTACATATGCAAAACAACAATTTTACCTAAACTCTGCAGCCCAGGGATATCAAAGAAGTGATGGTAAATACAACCAAGCCTCAGGTATGAGACTTGTAGTATCAGGCTCACCTGTACCCGGTGCAACTGGATCTGGTGATGACGGTTATTTAAGAAATCCAAATAATGTATATCTTCAAATTCAAGATGATAGTACAGGTACAGGAAATGATGCTTCAATACCTTTTAGAGTATGTAAATCTGGATCTTTAGCAATTAACTTAAACCAAAGTAAAGGATTTGGATTTCAACAATATTATACAGCATCAGCAATGGTTCATGTTGAGGCAGAACCAAATTATGATTTAAATTTATTTCAAGGTAATAATATTTTAGGTACTAGTGTATTTCATGTTAATAGGGTTGGAGACATAAGTGGTAGTGATTTACGTGTTAGAGATGGTAGATTTTCTAGAGATGGAGGTGCAGCTGAAGTAGAAATTATAGCAAGTGAAATTGCAGGTGGTATAATAGGCACACAGACAAGTGATGATTTACATTTTAGAAGGTTTAATATTAATAAATTTACCCTTGAAGATAATCAAAATATTTCACATCAGAGTTTAGAAGTAGAAGGTAATATAAGTGCAAGTGGTGATATATCAGCCAGTAGGTTTGTAGCTCAAGCGGGGGGTTCTGCTAATGAACCTTCATTTACATTTTATGAAGATGGAGGTACAGGAATGTATTCTTCAGGTCCTGGAGATTTACAACTCCAACTTGCAGCAGGAGGATCTCCTGAAATAACTTTATCAACAGGCCAAATGATTGCTAGGGTTGATCTTGGAATGATTAATCATAGAATCTATGGAGTTACTGAATTATCAGGATCAAATGGTGATCTGCCTATAGGAAGTAATCTTATTGTAGATGGTGCTATAACAGCATCTAGCACTATAGCAGGAAAAACATTTTATATAAAAGAAAGTGGACTAACCAATGAAGTTTTAGGTTCAGTTCCTATGAACAGCCAATTAAATATAGGTAATTCTACATATAATAAAATATTTATAGGTAATTCTTCTAATAATGCTGATATAACAGCATATGGTAATGTATCTTCAAGTGCAGCCTCAACAGCATCCTTTGGAACATATTTAGGTGATGGATCTCAATTAACAGGCATAGAAACAGATCCATTTCCATATGATGGAGATGCTATAATATCAGGTTCACTTACAATCTCAGGCTCACTTTTAAATACAGGAACAGTTTCAATAGACCACACAGATTCACCCTACACATTAACAGGAACCCAACAATTTGTATTAATAAATCCTTTAACATCAGATGTTATAGTAAATCTACCAGATGCAGCCACATACCCAGGTAGAGAAATAAAATTAAAATTAACAGAAAATTCAAATGCAAATACAGTTACATTACAATGTCAAGGAGCAGATACAATAGATGGAGCAGCTAGTAATACTACTGCTTTAGATATACAATATGAAGCTATTTCTGTAGTAAGTGATGGAGGAACTAATTGGTTTATTTTCTAATATTTATAACAGAATGTATAATCCAAATCAAATAAAAGAAGAAACTCGAGTAATTTTTCAAGATAGGGCTATAGACTTTAGAGTTCTTGATAAAGATAACTCTGACCATAAAAACAAATTTAATGGTAATGAAGGGCATTTAGCTGGTCTTTTAAAATTATCCCCTGGTAAAACATGCCATATTAGATTATACACCTCAACTGCGAGTATAAAAATAGATGGATACGAATTGGATCAAGTGAACCAAAATTTTCTAGCAGGTAATACTCAATTTGTTATTCTAGAAAACTCAGGAAAATTTGCAGCAGGAAATGTAAATTATCTTACATTTGAATGTATAGGAATTACTAACCAATTAGGTAGTACTACTCAAGAAATTAAAATAACAATAAATGTACTACAAGAAAAAGCTCTAGGACATACTTCAGGTATAACAGATTGGACTTCAAACACATATTATGAAGTTAGTAATGATGTTATTGGTCCAGATAATAGATTATATAATTGTATAGAATCACATACCTCTACATCAGAATTTGATGATACTAAATGGGAAAGACAAGGTAGTATTGACGAGTCTGATGTGGATGATTTTGAAAGTGTATTCGATGATTTTTAATAATTTAATATAAAATTCTGTATATTACTTTAATATAACATTTAAAACTTGTTTTAATTTTTTTGCATATTTTTTGCATTTTTCTTATATTTTTTAATATTTATAACCGTACATAAAATTATAAAGTACACCAATTAAGTTATACATTTCTGTATAGCTTGTTTTCACATTAAGTTTCATTTTTATTAACCAAAATTAAAAACATATAATATGTCACAACAATCATATTTTTATAGACTAGGGGCAAAAATCCAGGACATGGAAGCTTCCATGAATGGTTCATTTAGTGCAAAATATGCTACTAAATTAGCAGAATTAAATGCAGAACATCAAAGACTAATGACTAAAGCACAAGCAGCAGCAAATGCTCAATATACAAGTCATACTGAGGATTACAAAGATGTTACTACAGGTGAAGATGCAGTAGCTAATGCAATGTATTCAACAGCAGAAGCTTCTCTTGACGATTTATTCGCAGAGGGAGGATCAGAAGCAGTTACTATAGGAGCACAAATTTCTGCAGAAGGAGGTACTTTAGTAACTCTTCTTAATACAAAACAAGCTGAAATCATAGCTGATATTAATGAATTTGCTACAGAAACAGGAACACCAGCTGATTTCACTGCACAATTCAATTCAGAGTTCGAGACAGTAGCATAATAAAATTAAACAAATTAATAACATTTAAAATTAAACAAAATGGCAGGATTAAGAGACTTAGCTGTATTAACAGTAAATAAAGCAACAGCTATTCTAACACAGCATAATCAAGATATGGAAAATAAAGGAGTAGAAAACTTCGGAAAATTATCAGCATCTGATGATTCATATCTTTTAACATTATCAGCACATGAAGCTGCAGTACAAGCTAAATTAGCAGATAACGCTACAGCTAGAGCACAAAAAACATCAGCAATGAATGCAGATTTAGCATATGTTGAAGATACAGTAGATGCTAACACAGCAAAATTTGAAGGTTTAGCAGAGGCAACAGCAGTATTAGTTGCTTTTGATGACCAACAAAACACAAATATAACTGCACTTTTATCTCAAGAAGCATCTGATCTACAAGATTGGAAAGATGAATTAGGAGATTCAAGTGATTTTGATAATGGATTTGCTGGAGTTGGATCAGGTAACGGTGCTAATGGTAACGGAGCTGGTAACGGAGCTGGTAACGGAGCAGCATAAAATTAAACAATAGAATAACATTTAAAATTATATCAAAATGAATCAAATAGAATTAATAGCAGAAAAAATAGCTACAAGACTTAAAACAAGAGAAGCTGCAATGGCTAGTAACGTTGTAAGTATTGATAATGTCGGAAACGCTAGAAAAACATCATTAGAGGAAGCACAAGCTGGACACGTATCAGCAGTAGAGTCTGATTATGATACAAAACAAGGACAATATGAAGATATCATAACTGCTGGAGATGATGCATGGGCAAGTAAAATAAACATAGTAAAAAATGTTTCAGCCGCAGATGCATATAGATCTTTAGATGAGTTAAAAACAGAAATGGATGAGATGAAAGTAGAAGTAATAGCTAAAGCAGCAGCTGTACAAACAGCAGTTGACGCAGCATTAGATGCTGAAAAAGCTGTATGGGGTAGTGTAGCAGAAATGGATAGTGAATTTGATGGTTTAGACACAGACGCACCATTTTCAGGTGGAGCAGCATAATCTAACTCTAATACAAATAATTAATTTATAGTTTTTTAACTATATAATAATTAAATAGGGGAACTTCGGTTCCCCTTTTTTTTGACTAAATTTTACATATTTATACCATATTAATGTTTTTACCAAACAGGTCATATGAGTATATTATCAGATGTAGGAGCCTTTATGGGTACCAAAATGCAGGAACTAAAAAATTATTTAGAAGCTCGCATAGATACTAAAATAGGTTCTCAGACAGATCAAGACATAGAAATAACAGATTCAACTAAAGGGATTATCCTCAATTCTCCTTCAGGGAAAAGGTATAGGATTACTATAGATGATGATGGTGATTTCATAAAAGAAGAGATAACATAATAGCTTTGAGAGGGGTTTATTTTTCCAATTAAAGATAATATACTCACCCCTCTCTTAGTTATTTAAAAAATAATTTGTTTTCCCTTAAATTTTTATATATTTTAACAAAAACATTTAATATTTATAATCATGGAAAAAACAGTTTTATCACAAGAAGAGCTAGATAATTTAGCTTCGTTACAAAAACAACAAAACGATTTCGTACTTCAATTGGGGCAAATAGAATACCAAATAAGTACATTAGAAAAGTTTAAACAAAACTTAAAACAGAACATAGAGAGTTTTGAAAGCAAGCAGACAGAAGTAGGCAACCAACTTAAACAAAAATATGGTGAAGGAACCATAAATTTAGAAAGTGGTGAATTTATTAAATCTTAACTGCACTTTTAAAAACCTCTACAATATTTATAAACAAAATTAATTTTGTAGAAAATGGCAGAAGTATTATTATCACCAGGTGTATTAGCTAACGAGAATGACAATTCATTCCTTCAAGCGCAACCTATACAAGCTGGCGCAGCTATATTAGGTCCAACAGTAAAAGGTCCAGTAGGCATCCCAACATTAGTTACTACATATAGTGACTATCAAAACAGATTCGGAGCTATAGTAGAAAGTGGAAGTGCAGAATACACTTACTTGACTTCAATAGCAGCATATAATTATTTCCAACAAGGAGGAGATTCACTATTGGTGACTAGAGTAGTTAGTGGTTCTTACACTAGCGCAACTAGTTCTGTTATACCAAATAATAAAACCGCAGTAGCAGGATTAACATCAACAGTTACATTTGAATATGGTATTCCTGGTCCATTTAATGGTTTACAAATATCAACACCTGATGGGCCTAAATCTTTTATATCTACTTCATTTACTGGAAACCAACCAGGTATAGGTATGTTTTACTTTACAGGTTCAAAAGCAGGATTTATAGATACTGTTAATTTACGTTTAAATGGTATTGTTGTAGCAAATGATGAGGGTGGAAATACCATATCAATTTCAGCATCATCAGCAGGAACTGCTTTTAATGGTGAAACTATAACATCAGGATCTTTAGGACAAATAATAGGGGGTTCTGCTCCTGTATATGCTACATTTGCAGGAGGAACTGATAGTGTAAGTGACTCAGCCTTTACTTTAGAAACACTTTCAGAAGGAACTGATCAAAATAGCTCAGGTTCTCAGGGTGCAGCTGGAGATTTAACTAATGGTACTAGAGATAATATTAGATGGGAAGTTGTTTCACCAAATACAGCCTCAGGTACATTTAGTTTATTAATTAGAAGAGGTGATGATATTACAACATCTAAAACAGTATTAGAGACTTGGTCTAATTTATCATTAGATCCAAATGCTTCAAACTACATTGAAAAAGTAATAGGAAATTCAAAACAAATAGTAACATCAGATAACGGTCAGTATTATGTTAAAAATGAAGGAACTTATAACACATTAAGTAGATATGTAAGGGTTAAAGATGTAACTTACAAAACTTTAAATTATTTTGATAATGCAGGAAATGCTAAAACAGAATACACAGCATCAATACCAGTAGCCGCATCAGGTGCAATGGGAGCAGCTGAAGGTACTCCATTTGTTACAACTGTAGGAAATTTCTATGAAAACATAGGAACAGAAACTCAAGGATTAGTAGCTGACAATTATACAAATTCAATTAACTTATTATCTAATCAAGATGAATATAGATATAATTTAATAGTAGCACCAGGTTTAACAAAACAAAGCCACTCAGCTCCATTAACTACAATGATAGACACTTCTCAGCAAAGAGGAGATAATTTATCTATAATAGATTTAAGAAATTACAATTCAGAAATTAATTCAGTAATAAATGAAGCATCATCTGTAGATTCTTCATATGCCGCAACGTATTGGCCATGGGTTCAAACGATTGATCCAGATTTAGGATCTCAAGTTTGGGTACCAGCTTCAACAATGATGCCAGGTGTATTTGCCTTTAATGATAGAGCAGGAGAAGCATGGTTTGCACCTGCAGGTTTAAGTAGAGGTGGAATGTCAACTGTATTAAGAGCAGAAAGAAAATTAACAAATGGTAATAGAGATACTTTATACCAAGCTAATGTAAATCCAATTGCTACATTCCCTAATTCAGGTGTAGTAGTAT